AATTTAACAGTTTTTTTATTGCACAAAAGAAACACATATGCTACATTTGCAGATATAACCAATAAATTAATCATAAAAATTATGGGATTAAATCAAGGTGGTTCATCAAACCGTACTTACCTCAGTATATCTGAAGGTAAGATTGCCAAGCGAGTTCCGGAAGGCACGGCTAACTCAGTTAAGTGTAACAGCAAGGATGGCACAAAGGTGTGGTACGAGCAGCGATTCGCTTCGCTATCAGGCCGCATCACTGACGTATTCAAGCGCATATCCGAACAGGGATATGGAGATCAACTCTGTGTTGTTCTGAATGACAATGGCGAAGAGTACCAAATCCAAATGCCGTGGTCCTCACGCTATTCTTCGGGGTTCTTCTTGTGTATGCCAAACATCGATGCTGGAAAAGAGATTACTCTTTCTCCTTGGTCAAAACAAATCGATGGAAAGACTAAGACAATGTTGTACCTCCGTCACGGACAGGAGGACATCAAATGGGGTTGGACCAAGGACAACCCAGGTAATATGCCTGAGATGAAACAGATCAAAGTAAAGGGGCAGGTTGTGTGGGATGATTCAGAGCGTCAAGAGTTTTTTGAGAAGTATTTGAACGAAATGTTTCTTCCAAAAATCAAAGCATCTGGAGCTGTTGAAAAACTAGACTCTTACAGTACAAGCGAAGAAGAAGATACTGGTTTACCTTTTTAACCTTAACCAAGTCGTGGCGGGTAATAAACGAAGCCCGCCGCGGCTTTAACCTAAACAAACATGAGATATACATACAAAGATTTAGTAGAACTTGTTGCGTGTCACAGACGCGCTGAATTCACACACATATATGAGTATTTGCATAAAACTTCAAACCCAGAGGACAATGAAATCCTTAGCGAAGTCAGCAAATATTTTGAAGTATCTGTTGCAGATTTAAAAAGCAAAAAAAAATATTCTGAAGTTGCTTTTGCTCGACAAGTATACATGACTACGATTAAGGTCTGTTCTACTAGAACACTTGCTGAAGTTGCAAGAACGGTGAATAAAGACCACGCCACTGTATGCCACGCCATTAAAACCATAAAAATGGATTACGAATACAACGCGGTTCGTAGAAAAAAAATTAGGCATTTTATCGCGTTATTAGACAAATCAAAACAAGAACTATTATTAGACTTTCTCAATGAACGGAATCCCAGTGTACTTACCTCCTACTCCATCGAACCAGAACGAGTTACAGCACCTTCGGAATATAAGGAGCGAATTGCTAAAAACAGATCTTGAGTACCCTAAAAAAGGTGTGTATAAACCACAAAAGTTATACAAACGCGACCAATCACTTATGAGACTGGTAAACAAAAGATTGTATGAGTTAACTGGCAATGATATGTATCTTTGGCTTAGTGGACATTTTAACGAACTTAAAAAAATAGAAGATGGGCAGAATTGAAATTAAAGACGCAAAACGCACAGTTGATGGTAAAAAGATTAACGCATTTCGTGTTAAAACCATTGGAGAAAACAACGAGGTTCTTCAAACATCAGAAGTTTTGAATACTACTGACGCCGTAAGCAAACACATAAAGGCAATGGCAATGGCTTGGGATAGTGCTGGAGAGTGTGAAGTTGTTGATTGCACATACCGAGGCAAGTTTGATGGAAAGGCCATTAACTTACAAGGTTATGATAAGATCAAATTCAACCTTGTTTAAGTCTACCATTTTTACCATGACCATTTCTAGCCCTATTGGGAGACTGAGATTCTTTAACAATTTTGCCAGATTTGGTATGAGACATATCCTTGCCGTCCTTATTGCCATAGGTTCCGGCTTTGCGATTAGCCTTGTTAAGTTCAGTTCGATAGTTTTTTCGGCTTTCTGTGGAATGATATTCTTTATTGTAATCATTCTTCTTTTTCCTAGCCTCTGGATTAGATGCGTAATACTTAGCAGAAGCGGATTTACCTATAGATTTACCAGCAAGACTGTTTTTCATTGAAATCAATTTGAACAAAAGTAATGCAAATTATTGAAGCCAGAACTTACGAAAGATACTCCTGGGATCAAAATGGTGACGAGAAATATGCCTACATTTGTGTGCCAGTTACGATAATTACGTTATCGAATAAAGATAAATATCAAACACATTTTATATTTTGGAACTAATCAAACAATTTATCAAACATATGTTGGAATTGCCCAACATTACACTTACCGCATTCATTGTTGCATTCACAATCGCGGTTGGAGTTTCTATTTGGATCCTAGACTGGACAAGCGCATTTGCCTGTTTCCTTACCGTTACAAGTATGCTGGGATTGAAGTTTTACTCGTGGAAAAAACAAATTAAGATGACAAAGCCACAAGAAAGGCAAAAAGTCATCGTAATCAAAAGAAAATGAGCAAACTAAAAAAGTTTGTTGATACATTTGCTGAGGTGCGTGTACTCACGCAATTTCAGTTTGTTTTATTCATTTCGTTTGTAAAGCCGCTCCTTTTTAGGGGCGGTTTTCGCTGATACTGATTATATTTGCAAATATCTGAAATAGATGAAAAACAACGTACAAAGCTATCGTAACATCCTTAATGACTCTAGGGAAGTAAGCCTAAGCGAAAAGATCAAGAGTGAGTGGGATAAAATAGAAACATCTTCAACTTTATTGTCTTTTCAAAGAATGTTCTACAATTGGAGAAAGAAACACAGCAAGCCAAAGGCAAGTCCTAAAAGGACAAAAGAAGTGGCGGTAAAAGTAACAAATGCATTCTCCGAACTTATCCAAGAGCTTATACCGGACTCAAACCCTTTAGAATTGCCTGAGTCCAAGGAAAAGGAGTACAAGCCATATAGATTGCCAATTAACCACAATGATATACTTTTTCTTACCGACATTCACGTACCATACCACAACATTCCTGCGCTCACTGCGGCGCTCAAGTACGGACTCGAAAACGAAGTCAACACCATCTACATCAACGGTGACTTGGTGGACTTCTACGCGATTAGCCGCTTCCAAAAAGATCCGCGTAAACGCGACCTTGCTTCGGAAGTTTATATGGCAAGAGACTTTCTCTATACGCTTCGAAGACTATTCCCCACCCAAGCAATATACTTCAAAGCAGGAAACCACGACATCCGATGGGACCACTACCTCATCAACAACGCCTCTGACCTGATCGGGCTTGAAGAGTTCACCCTGGAGTCGATCCTGCATCTTGACAAACTGAACATCACATTCATCCCAGATAAGCAGCTGGTGAGCATGGGTAAGTTGACAGCTCTTCACGGACATGAGTTTGGATCGAGTATGTTCAGCCCGGTAAACATTGCCCGTGGTCTTTACCTCCGGGCAAAAGACAACGCTATCTGCGGACACCACCACCAGACATCAGAGCATACGGAACCCAATATCAACGGCAAGGTGACTACCTGCTGGTCGGTTGCTTGCCTGTGTGAGCTTCACCCGGACTATATGCCGATTAACAAATTTACTCACGGTTTCGCTCACGTAAAAGTATTTGATAATCAAGATTTTGAAGTTACAAACTACAGAATTGTAGACGGCAAGATTAAATAACTAGCGTAACATTTTTATGCTCGTTTTTGTTACAATGGGCTAAGAAATTTTTCCTTATTTTGCTATATGGAAAACTTAATCGTAAAAGAAAGAAACCTGGGCAGAGAAAAGGCTCGCGGCCTTTACCACGACCATGGTCTTATCGAAATCGATCCAAGGCTTCCGGCCAAAGAATATTTAGAGGTTCTTGTACATGAATATCTTCATCATGAGTTCAAGCATTGGGATGAAACGTTTGTTGAAGAGTATGGGAAAAAAATATCTGATTTCTTGTGGCAGATGGGTTATCGGAAAGTAAATTTGGAATAATATGTTCAGAATCATCCTTCCAATAGTCATAGATAACGACGATAAGAGGGTCGCAGATTTGGTTGGGACAACTCCCGACAAGTTTGAGTGTGAGCCTGCGGTATTCTATTCCATAGACAACGTAAGACCGTACATGAACTATAAAAATCTCTGCATGATTAGCTCCGGAGGTGACGACTTTATCGTTGGATTGTCGATGGAGGAGGTCGATGATATGATTACAAGCGACGTTAGTTTTGCATTCAGCGCAAATTAATGTTAAATTGCTTGATTTGCAACATACGTGTTGTATATTTGCCACATAAATAAACGAAATGACTGATTTAGAAAGAAAAAAACGACTGATTGTTACCGCCTTGGGCGCACAACAAATCTACGCGCAGTGTCACGACGAATGCGTAGACACAAACTTCTTCAAGCATGACCTGAAGATGTTCTCCAAAAACCTTATTGCCAAGTTGGAGCGAGAGCTTATGCCAATCTTCGGTGTTCTTGGCAACGTAGACGGCGGAGAATCGTATATAAACGCCGTACAGTCCATGGAGATCACCTTGCAAAACCTAGCCACCCTCCCGGTTGAGTATTGGGCGTTGGTAAATATTGGAATTACGGATATAAAAAGACAAATTGATGAAAAGAACGAAACAGGGATTGACGCAGTATCTAACGGAGAAGCTAACGGAGTGGAATCCGAAAATGGATCAGCAAGCAATAGCGTGGGCGATGAGCCAGAATCTACCCAAGCTGAAGAGCATGAAACAAGCGGACATTGATACGGTATTGCAAGACTGCAAAAATGATCTTTCCTTCTTCACCAATTCCAGTTACGACACCACTTGGAGACGGATACATCCTCTACATAACACCGAACGGGTTTCTGGAGAATGATGAGATAACGGTCGTGCTGTCAAACGGCGGCGAAATAAGGCACTTCTCTAGCGACCAGGTGCGTGTGTGGAAAAACTCAACCTACGGAATACATGAATAACTACGTAATCACAATTTGGGACGGCGACACGCTTGTCCACAACGCCAAGGCACGGGCCAAGAGCCCTGAGATGGCTAAGACCAAGGCCCTGGCAGATTGCTGGAAGCTCGACAAGTTAATGGGAACAGAACGAAACTGGCAAAGCTACAGATGGGACATACAAGCAACGATATCGAGATGATGGAACACTCTATTTTACTAGAAAGCGTTATGAGGGACCTTCGCATGAGGGAAAAAATGGGTTACAAGACCTACGGCACGACAATGGACCGCACCGACCTCACGCAGCAACAGTGGCTGCAACACGCATACGAAGAGGCGCTTGACCTTGCGCTGTATCTGAAGAAAATCATGAATATGCAGTCACAAATATTTGAAGAATTGTGACAAAAAACAAACGAAATGAAAAAGAAGACAACCTACACAATCTTTGCCTACGAGCCAGGCACAGAGGTCTACGCCATATCTCTGTGGCACGACAAAAGTCAGCCGACTGATCACCTTGCAATCTACAAAGCCAAGGTAGCCTCATGGAGCTATGACGCCGAGGAGAAGGACGTGATGTACTACCTCGAAAGCCCACGCGACGGTAAGTGGTGGGGCGATTCCATTAAGGGGGAATACGTGTCGGACTCTTTTGATGAACTGCTTGGACAAGCCAAAGAACTTTGGAGAAATGAAGCGGAAATATAACTTCTTCAACAGCAAGATGTTTGAGGATCTCGTACCATACCTAGTCCTCATCTTTATCTATGTTGTAATAATCTTAATCCTGTACTCAGTATGAGTAACATAAAATACATTTCCGTGTGTAGCGGAATAGAGTCTGCCTCAGTTGCGTGGCACGACATGGGATGGGAACCCGTGGCATTCTCAGAAATTGAACCGTTCCCCTCAGAGGTTCTTAAAATAAGATTTCCAAACACCCCGAATTGGGGTGATATGACTAAATTTAATACTTGGCCAGATGCAAATGTCAATCTTCTCGTTGGAGGCACACCATGCCAGTCCTTCTCAGTCGCAGGTCTCAGACAAGGTCTTAAGGACCCAAGAGGCAATCTCATGCTCACGTTTCTTGCAATCGCTGAACGTTACAAACCTAAGTGGATTATCTGGGAAAACGTCCCCGGAGTCCTGTCATCTAACGGAGGAAAGGATTTTGGTTCCTTCCTCGGCGCGTTGGGGGAGTTGGGGTACGGGTGGGCCTATCGGGTATTGGACGCTCAATGGTTCGGAGTGGCCCAAAGACGTAAACGTGTGTTTGTTGTCGGATGTCTTGGAGACCAACGAGCTGCCGCAGAGGTTCTATTTGAGTCAGAAAGCGTGTCAAGGAATCCTGCGCCGAGCAGAGAGAAGAGGCAAGCAACTGCCGTATCAACTGAAGAGGGCGTTGGAAGCGGTAAGTGGTGGGATGGAGGAGACACTTCAGCAACCATAACCACTCGCAGTGGCGGACAGTATATGCCCGACAAGGATAACTTCCAAGCCGTAATTCAGCCAACCATAATAGACCGCGCCGCATTCAACCAGGGCGAGAACGCTCAGTACGAACCCAAGATTGAGGAGTCGGAAACCATGCCATCCTTGGTTGCAAGGGGTCCACACGCGGTTGCTCACGCCTTCAAGATTCGTGGCGGCTCACCAACCGAAACAGGAGAGTACGGCGGAACACCGGGCAAGGCGGCAGGTAAGGGGTATCTTGGCTCAGATGAGCTTGCGTTCACACTTGCAGCCACGCAGGATCAGCAGATAGCGTTTAGAAAGTCCAAGAGGGCGCAGAGTGCTGAGGACGACGAGACCTGGGTGGACGACGGTGTGTCAAACACCTTGAATAACTTTGATGTGGGGGATACGAGGACTACCCACGCAGTTGTTGCTGTGGATACGTTCAATCAGACAACCAACGAGCATACCTCTCAGACCTTAGGCTCGTCGGCTACTGACGTAAATCATTACGGGGCTGTGATAAACCCTCCGATGGCAATCAGACGACTTACTCCAGAAGAATGTGAAAAATTGCAGGGATTTCCTTCGGATTGGACTCGGATTCCGTGGAAAAAGAAGGAGGCAAAGGATTGCCCCGACGGTCCACGCTACAAGGCTTGTGGTAATTCAATGGCTGTTCCCGTGATGCGTTGGATTGGTCAGCGGATAAACAAAAAAACCGACCATTTCTGATCGGCTTTAGTCGTAACTATAACGGGCCATCTACACAACCCGTGCTTCTTAACAGTCCCACTTGCGAAGCGACAGGGCCTTTCTTGTAGGCTCGCCGTTGGGCTTCTTCATAGGACCTGGCATACCACCCATTCTAGCACAGAATGACTTGCGGCGTGCGGCTGCTTTGGGAGACTTTTTAGCTTGTTTGGCAGATACGGGTGGCTTGAGGTTGTGGCCCTCTCGTTTTGCAGATGCCCTCCCCTTGGCGTTTAAACCTCCTTCGGGGTTTTTGCCTTCCTTACGCTGCCATGCTGGTGACTTTGCCATTACTTTTTCTTTGATTTTACGTTCTTGAGCATTGGATTAGCCTTCTTAGCAGCGGGGCTTGCCTTACGCGCAGCAGACGCCAAGATGGCACCGGCACGTTCCTTACTGATTCCCTGCTTTTTCGCAATCTTGCTTTGAACTGCCTTGAAGCCTGGATGTGATTTTGCTTTCATATTATTTCTTTTTAGCTGTTTTCTTTGACTGTGCAAATGCCTTTGCCGTTGGCGCACCCTTGCTACCAACCTTTCTCATCGTCTCGCCTGATCCAGCAGCAATGCGCTTGCGTTTGGCGTTGATGTTTGCGTATAGACCTGCCTTAGCCATGACTACCCCCTTTACAACTACATTCCTCCTCCTCAGCCATCTTAGCCTCCATGTCCTCCTGGGCTTTTCTAGCCCGATTCTTTACCATCTGCTTTGCTGGACTGTACTGACCAAACAAATTGGCTACGTAATCGTCTGATGCGTATCTCATGGCCTTTTTTTTACAAATATATACAAGTTCACATAATCTACAAACTATTTCGGGTTGGGGGATTAATGACTAACTGTGGTTGGGGTATTTTATAAACTTACCCTGGTTGGGGTCCCTCCCCCCGATGATCCGGCCGGGGCGGCTGCCCGAAGTCGGTTTGGCAAAGGGGGTGGGGTCGGAAATGGCTGATTTTCAATGTTTTACCTAATAGACTGACCTTCAGCAGATTGCCTTTCGTGAAACAAAGCGTGGAACATCTTATTGTAACATTGACAATAAGTGTGTATAGTGTACACTAAGGGTGTGTAGAATGTACACTAACTAAGTGTATTTGGTACACTTACTAATTCGGTCGGGCAATACTAAAACCAACACACCGCACCAAATCAAAATGCGCTCACTATTGGTCTCCCACCGTCGGAGAAACCGCATTTTTGCGCTGATAATCAATGGCTTAACATTCATGTCCCTTGTAGTGCTACCTTTCTGCGTGGGGGTATCTGCATAAACTCACGCCCCAAACCTAATGTTTTAACACTTTTAACATTTCGTTTATCCTCGCACCAAAACTGCGCGGAAAGCCTCACTATTGGAAAGCCAATACCATTTGCCCAGGCGATAACACGCTGATCCACAGACCGTTAACCCCTGCAAATGCTTGGAATAATGCCCTATTTAGAACCGTTCTCAATAGCATTTTGAGGGGGCAAATTTCGATTATCTCCAATTGAAAGGTATATAGATACCACCCACGCATAGAAAGTCGATTTAAAGCAAAAAACCAGTCGTAGCAAGCGTTTCACGCAGTTTTTGTGGAACGTTGTTAAAAGTGTTATTTAATTTGGATTCGGGTTAGGGTTTCCCTATTGGCGAGGGACTTAATGCGTGTGCGTGCATGAGTGCCTTTAGTGCTTGGTTGCTTGGTTGGTTGTTTGTCCCTTATCTACTATCCTATGGTATCAAGTCTAAGGATTGGATTTACTCCCGGCGCAGACCCTCTGAAACACAAGCCAGGAGCGGCTTTCAGCACATTTGTTGCTAAAATAGTCAATGTTTACGGGCATTCCAAATGTTTTGGTTCTTTTTTACCCTATCCCCAATTTTTCTTTCTAATACTTAACTTGCTGATTGTCAACGAGTATTATTTAGAATGATTCTAAATTTAGGTAAAATGAAAGATTGTTTTGGAATGAAGGTTAGAACCATCGTAGAATTGCATCGGCAAACGGGGAACGCCCCACAGCTTTCACAAGTAAACTCGTGATGACTTGAAAATGTGACGATAGGCAAATGGAATCGCCTAGGTTAGTTGAGAGGGTAAGCACTGACTTACATAACTCAATAGAGATTCCCACCCAACGCATAACGGGTGTAAAGAGTGGAGTTCATTGATGTACTGCAAACAACCCCTACAACGTGTGAAAAGCACGGGTGTAGGTGAAAACGTACAATGACTCAAGGCGAGGTAATACTAGATAACTGAGGTTGCTAGTATCACACTAGGTTCGTTTCCTAGCATTGTCCTAAACTTAATACACTTACTCACATGAAAAATGTAGATTTAATTTGCTCACTTAGCCTTGCGCTAGTTGTAACCCTCATCCTACTTTGGATGTCACTCCGACTTGAGCCAATGGAGGGTGGTTTCGAGGTCTTGTTGACTGGACTTGCCTCACTTATATCAGCCACACTTGTGGTTTCAATTTATGTCGTACTTAAAGAATCAAAATAATATGAGAAAAGCAATATTTTATATCGATGGTGGTACGGGTTACTACCAAGGTTACACAAAAGATGAGTTGTGGAATGGGTGGAAAGTACCCTATTTCACACGAGAGGAAATGAACCGCGTACTCAAGTCGGAGGGTATCGAATCACCATACCCACTTGAGGAGTTAGATTGCGTGACAATAGATGGACAAGAGGTATACAATTTCGCGAACGGTTGGGTGTGGGTTGATGTGTGGTTCGATGAAGATATCACGCTGAATGTACGCGACATAAGCGGTCGCGGTGGTGTGTACAATACAACGCCACTAGACTACGCTTGCGCCAACACTCAAAACACCGACCTTGTGCAATGGCTTGAAAACAATTGGACATCGGGTGAATACCTCAATCAAGATATGGCAGAGGCAATCACCATAGTACACACACCAACTCCAATCAACGAATAAAACCAAACCAAATGAAAACAGAAATCTTTTTAGATGGCGAATTACTTTACACCTTCGAGGGTGAAGATTCACCGACATTGGCATTCGGCAAGATGCTAAGCATTCAAAGCAGTTCAGTTAATCACGCAATCCGATACGAGGGTTACAAGGTAATTGAAACCTGTTTGGGTATAAAAAAGGAATGGAAACCGTACTTCTAATCAATAAAATCTAATACAATGACAAGCGAAAAAATAAACATCCGATTCACCAATTGCATTTCACGCAATTACACGCACGAGGAATTGACCAAGGAAATTAACGATTTAGATTTCCTTCGCGATGCGGTATTGTACCTCTTGAACCCAAAGCTTTCTGATGAAACATCAGAGGAATTCAGCGACCACCGACCAACAATACTTCGAGCAATACGCAATAGTTTTATTGGCACGGGTTACAACATGGATTATGTTGACTTGTACTTTACTGAATTAGAAACAAAATAAACCTTTGGCAATATGTATAGAATCACAATGACACGCACGACATCGGGAGAGGTGATCGTGGAGAGAGAGATGTCCGGTTTTACACGCGCATACACAATGTTTGTGGATATGTGCGATGAACGCTCTTATGAAATTCGCGAGAATGTAATGGAGGGCGGTTACATCGCGGGTGGTCACGGGTACGATTATATTATCGAACTACAGGAGGTCAACCCCGATGATAGTGGAGAAGAAACGCAATACAAACCCTTTTAATACCAATCAAAATGACTTATTACTTTTTAGTCGGCTCACAAGCCGTAGCAACTTACCCCGACATCGCAAGCATTGTTGATACATGGGATGGCGATGTCATCCGCTTCGATACTGAGACTATGAATCCGCCTATGCTACTTCAACTGATAGATGGATGGAATGACTATGTTGAAATTACCGAAGCAGAGTACCAAACGATTTATAACCAACTACACCCCGACTCCAAATGAACATCGCAATCAACACAATGCAAGATGTCGCTGAATTCATCAACGGCATCTACAAGTTAGGTGTGAACTTTCACCCCGACTCCAACTTTGCAGACTACATCGCCCTGGACACGCATGAACAAGCGTTTACTGACGCGGCTTGCCAAGTGTACGACACCGCCCTATCGAGATGCTTTGAGGTGTGTGCGTGGCCTTGGAATAAGGTAGACATCTACGAGCTCTGCCTCCTATTCGACGGCAGTAGTTACGAACAAGTCTTGTGCTACCCCGAAGATGGCAAGTGGACTCTTGCATTCAAGGATTCCAAGCCTTTCGCCTACTCAGAAAACTTTGACGGTATGCAGACTGCTTACCACGAACTTGAAACAATCTAATCAACTTAATATGGGGAGAGCGCATCCAACACGCTCAAAAAAAAACAATAACACATGAAACAGACTATTTGGATTAAACACGAACGCTCAGACCGCAACATCATTCTAATTACTAACGAAGGGTTGCTAGATGGCGTAAACTATTGGCAAGGCTTGAACGATTGCGATGAACTATTTGTTGACTACAATCGCATCGATAACCGGTTAACTACCTATGTACTGCCTCGACTATTCAGTGAGTACGATACACATCACATCTTGCCATCTTCGGATTACGATGGTATGGTCGAAACGATTGACGATATCATTTGGGATTACGTTGACCGCGATAACAAAACCGTTGCGCTCTTCTCGATTGGGCAATGGCTTTATGGATCACGGATGTATACCATGCACAAGAGTGAGAACGGGTTGATTCTTCCGTGCGCCTATAGTCAAGAGGACGAAACAAGACTCGATGAGATTAACACTTGGCCATTCGATGACGTAAGCAGAGAAGAGATAGAGCGTGTGCGTGAATACCACGACTACTCACACGAATACCTTGAGCGCATCGAAGCATTGATGAAGACCAAGAACGAGCGTCCAGTCGTGGTCAATCTGCCTAGTTCGCAGACACTACTCATTCGCAATGCTATTGCTCAGTACCTAAAGGATATGGAAAGGATTCTGATATGCCCTGCTGAATCGCAAGTACATGATATGTACGACCTCCGCCAATTGGAAGCACTAATGAGGTACGATGTAATGGTCGTGCTTACTGAGGACGAAACAAAATCATTCAGCGCAGAAAATTTAATTGACTTACCACAATACAACTAATCAAATGAAAAGAAACTACCACCCATTCGCGCAAGCAATTGTACTTGTGCTATGCATTGTATGGGCAATGCTTCTGCTGACATCATGCGGCACATCACGTCATTCAAACTACCAAGACCATCTCCGATCCACCCCTAGCCAAAATTGGGTACATCACGACAACGGTGGGTGCGGTTGGAGTCGTTAACAATCATTAACTAGTGGGTGCGATGTTTAGAATTACATTGCACCCACATTTAAAACTATAACAATGGACATCTTTAACACACTAGCGGACGCAATGCGCCCCCAAACCACACCACGTTACATCGTCAAGACAAAGAACCGTGGCATTCTTGAATTCAATGAACTGCCCGATGACGTCTACTACGCAGAGGGATTAAGCAAGGATGTAGAGGAAGGTACTGCTTGGCTATACACATGGGATGAAGGCACTTGCCTTATACCAATCATCGACACAACTACAGGAGAACAAGTTCGCAAACCAAAACTAAACTTTGAGAAGAAATGACAATCACAAATTTCCACCATTGGGGATTGGCAGAGTGGCTCGATGAGCGCAGTAAGTCCAACCCAGACGAAGAGTTAGTAGCGAACATCCACTACGATGATAGTGAAGACGTGTACTACCTTGATATGCACGAAGAGTCGGGGCAATGCCTCGATTCCTTCAACTACATGAGGGAAGAGGAAATCCTTGATGACCTCACCGAAGCGAACAAGCAATTTGAACTTAAAATCGAAATGATATGAACAAAGAAATCGAATTCCTACAAGACAAAATCATCCACGGATGGCGCGAAGTAATGAAGTACGAGAGGCAGATGAAGCAGCTCGACATGAACGAGCAAGATGCGATGATAATTAACACGCTGCGAGAAGCAGCAATGGAGCAAGTAGAAATCTATCAAAATATCCTTAACAAGTTAGAAGAATGAACCACGAAGAAATCAACCAAGCAATTGAGGTATTACGCAAAGCAGGATACCATGTTGAATGCCTATGGCATATTCAAGACGTAACTGACCGCTACGAGTGTGATCAGGAAACGGCATACGAAATCCTTACTGAGGTGTTGGATGCCAACGTCGATACAATCTTTGACTCCATACACCACCAAGCAACAATCGAAAACAATCTAAACGAAAAGTAACAATGGTAAACGGATACGACTCATGGAAGCTGTCCAATCCTTGGGATGATGGACACTTCAACGAACCACAGGAAGAGAAGTCACCTATTGACGAGCCGCACTTTTACAAGTTTCAAGTCGGCAAGACAAAGTACTCCAATGGCAACACCGTCTACGGTATGTTGCTTACAACTGGAGAGCAGATAGAGATATGGAAGTTCAAGACCATTCCAAACATTCAAACCGACTTTCATGAACTCGATGACATCATCGGGGTAATGGAGCGGTTGGATAAGTCTTGCGACTTTGAGTGCATTGATGAGGAAGAGTTCACCCGCGAGTACAAGGATGCGATTAAACTGCTAAATAACATTGTCCAAAATGAAGCGACTATTTGATTACATCGTATTCGCTTTCATGATGTGGCTCTTAAAAGAGATTGACAAATGATTATAGACTACAGACCCGGAGACGACATCATTTGCGTCAGAGACCACTCACAAGGTATTGTCAAGAAGGGAGATGTGTACACCGCGCACAAGTTGGAACGCAACGGGTGCGGGTGTATCTTCCTTGTTGACGTTGGATTGAAATCTGACAGGCCATTCACGCAATGTCCTGTGTGCAAAACAAACGATGAGAAGACCGATGACATTTGGTGGATTGATGCTCGTTTGTTTCGCAGACTGCTGACCAAATCGGAAGAGGCTGATCTTGCAGATGTGCTTGCTAATGTATTCTCTGAGGAGTTAATCAATGCTAATTAGTTGAGATTAGTGATAAGCATTGAGGTTATAACTATATTTGCAATCGAAATGACAAGGCTATTTAAAACGAAAGATGGGTATGAAATCGTAAAACATTCGCGTGACGTTTATGCAATAATAGGCAAGCACGTCAAGTACATCGGCAAGGTGTCGCCCAACTACCAGTCAAGTGGAAGACTGCTCAAACAAATCCCAAACGAAATCAAAACAATTTTCTTTAACATACAACGAAATGAATTGGAATCTACAACAACTATGGAATGAATGCGTGTACTCGCAACAACGTGAGCTTGAGCCACGCGACTACTGCTACGCATCGGAAATCGGACAACCGCTTGTTGACCGTTACCTCAAGATGAAAGCCGTGAAGGCTACCAATCCTCCCAACATGAGAAGCCTCCGCAAGTTTGAGGCGGGTAACCTTGTTGAGTGGGTAGTGCGCTACGTCCTTGAACGTGCGGGTCTCATCAACAATACACAAGAACGTGTAATGGTTGAGTACCCCAATATGCTCAAGGTATCGGGTCGATTGGACTTCCTAGCCGGGGGTCGTATCGACATCGAACGTGCCAAGCAAGACATCACATCCTCGCACCTTCCCGAATCCATCCAAGCATCCTCCCTGTACATTGCAGAGAAACTACACGAGAAGTTCGGTGATCAGGAGTTAGAGAAGAAGGTGCTTGAAATCAAGTCATGCTCATCCTTCGTGATGGACATGATGGAAAAAACTGAGAAGCCTATCAAGCACCATCGTCTCCAACTCTTCCACTACATGAAGGGACTCAACCTTAACGGTGAACTCGTGTACATCTGCAAGGATGACCTCCGTATGATGTGTTTTCAATACGAGCCTACTCCGGAGTTAGAGCAAGAGTACCTCACCGATCTTGCTGCCATTACACACTACTTTACATCCAGTACACGACCACCGCTTGAAAAGCACATCGTTGTGGAGGATGGCAAGTTCAAGAAGAACTTTGGCATTGAGTACTCTAACTACCTCAAGTTCCTGTACGACTTTGAAGAGCCACGCGACTACGCTGACTCAGTCAAGTCCCAGGTTGCACGTTGGACTCGTGTAGTTGCACGATATGCCAAGGGTGAAAAGATAACCGCGAAGAATGAGGAGGTTCGCGCAGAGATTGAGGCAGCGGGTTACAACTTCAATCAGATAGTAGAACAGGCCAAGAAGTTTGGCGTAACCGAAGAAGAAGAAGAAATCTAATAAACAAACCAAATGATAATCCAAGTAAAACACCAAGAACCTGTCACCATAAAGGTGACTGAAGTTAAACTACCTTATTACTTCATCACAAATGAGTACGAGTACAGCAAGAAATGCTTTGCAGTCACGGAAGACCTCACCATGTTCAACATGTATATAAGCGACACATACCAAAGTATGTCCATGCAGCCGGGGTCTGTTCAGCAGGTAGAGCGTATGTTGGACGATGCGTTCAACAAGTACAAGAATTTCAAAGAGATAACCGAGCAAGAGTTCCGATTGCTAATCGAAGAGTTTAATCAGAATATGCCATTAAACCAAACAACACAAACCAAATGAAAATCCAAATCGAAACGGGTGTACCCGTACCAACACAAGCATTACGCACAAGCAAGTACCCCTTCCGTGATATGGTTGTAGGCGACTCGTTCTTCATCAACGACAAGGTTGATGTCAAGAGGTCGCAGCAAAAGATTGCAGCAGCAGCGTGTATGTTCGCCAAGAAGAACCCCAATTACAAATTCAAGACTCAAGCCTTCCCGGCTGGCGTCCGCATATGGAGGGTTGCATGAAACACAACGGAGTAATCACACCACAGGGGGCGTTACGGATCTACGACCGCCCCCTCTTCGAAGAGCAAGTCAGAGCCATGTCCCGTGAAAAGGACTTGGCTGTGACCATCGAAGTCAAGATAAAGAAACGTGTGCGCTCTGATGTGCAGAACGCTTACTATTGGGGAGTTGTTATTGCGATGATAGTGGAAAGGCTACGGGAGCTTGGGCATGACATCGACCGCGACCTTGCCCATGAGTTCCTCAAAGGCCGTTTCCTGTACTCTGAGTTGACCGACCCGACCACCGGCGAGGTGATGAAAATCCCACGCAAAACATCGGAACTTGCAACGGAGGAATTTATTGAGTACATGGAACACGTCAAGCAGTTTGCTGCTGAGACGCTTGACATATACATTCCTGACCCAAATGAGCAACTTGAGATAGGTTAAACCCTTGGGTTCATTTAAAAGAAAAGACAGAGAAAAGAAACAAGTCTGTAGAAGAAACCTAAAGAGAAGAAAAGAAAAAGCCTCCCCCCGTGAAAAACAAAATACCCCGCCCCACAAAGGGGCAGCTGCCCGATCCAACATACTCGCGTATGAAGTTTGCCTATTGCACCGACAGGGCTGATTCGGATGGTGGGGTTGGGGTAAAAAAAAAGCCCTCGTTGGAGAGACCGAGGGCAATTTTTATAAGAAGTATTTTCTTACTCCCCATATTGCGCCGCTCTCCAACACCGCAATACGAGGATGAGACAAATGTATGGCGACCGCAACACGGAAGTCAAAAAAAATAATTGCATTAACAATACACACGAGTTATATTTGTAAACATGAAAAACAAAAAGGTAGACTTTTATCAGGTTCCCAAGAACGAATGGCAGATGCCCATTGAAAAGGGATACAAGATGGCCTGTTGCGACTGCGGACTTGTCCACGCTATGGACTTAAAGGTGATTGACCCAGACACCAACAAGGTAATCAAGAACGCACGGACGATCATCAGAGTAAGAAGGCATGAGACGTTGACCAAGCAACTCAGAAAAAACAAATATTGAAAGAACATGAATAAGATAGAATGCCGCATCATAAAGAACACGCGCCCAGATGGCCGCGAATACTACACCATAGAACAGAAGAAGAAGCGGTTCTTCGGTGGATACAAGTGGAAAGAAGCAGGAATTTGGGAAGGATGGGCTAGAACCACCTATGAAACACTAGAAGATGCCCAAGCAAACCTGTGTTGGTACGACGGGACAGGGACAAAGACAGAAGTCATAAGTACACCACCTAAAATCGTTTATTCCTATGAAAGCAATACTTGAATTCAACCTTCCTGAGGATCAGGAATACTTCGACATGGCAGTCAAAGCCCGCGAGATGGCCTACGCACTCAACGACATCAGAAACTACCTCAGGGGTAGAGTGAAGTACGAAGAGATGCCTGCTGAAAAGTGGGAGACCTGCGATGAGATTTACCAAGAGTTTTTCAGATTACTTGAACAAAATAATATAAAGCTATGATTAAAATTTCAGATAAGCCTACTAAACGTGTGGAACACTTTACCGGAACGATAACAATGGCCTTTCCGAGGTTTGAAAACAAACTTTGGAACTTCACGGTCTTGCGTACAACAAACGGAGTCACTACATTTGCTGTGCAAGCAGACTATGAGCAATTTAAACAATACGTCGAAGAAGATGGGGCAATTGATTACTTTGCTTCGATACTCGAAGAGACCGTCAAGGCGAACTTGGCTAAAGAACAGGCAGAGTGGAAACCAGCAGGAAAATAAGATAGCTTATGAAGGCGAGGAATAAAAAGTGCAGAATCTGTAAACAGGAGTTTATCCCCAAGTACAGCACGATGCAAGCAACGTGTGAGAACATCGAGTGCATGATTGCGTACTCCTCCAAGCAGAAGGACAAGAAGATTAAGCGGGAGCTGAAGGAGGTCAAGGAGCGCAACAAGTCCGTGTCTCAGTGGCGGAAAGAACTCCAACAGGTGTTCAACCAATACATTCGCCTCAGAGACCAAGGAAAGGGCTGCATATCATGTGGCAAACAGCTACAGGGCAAGTATGACGCAGGCCATTATTTTTCCGTCGGCTCCTACCCTAACCTTAGGTTCCACGAGGCGAACGTTCATGGACAGTGTGTGTCCTGCAACCAGCACAAGCATGGCAACCTGCTTGAGTATGGTATCCGGATTGAGAAACGAATAGGGAAGGCCAAGCTACAGGAGTTACAAGACCTGCGGAATGGACGACTGAGTATGCCGCTTGACGACATAAAGACTGCTATCTATTTATATAAGGACAAAGTAAAGGAGATAAAAAAATGATTGAATCACCAACTTGGGAAGACCTAGGTTATGCTAATTTTGAATAATGGACAAGACCAAAAACATCTACACAATCATCGGGCTTGCGCTTTCGGTGGTAATACTTGTTGGAGTATTCTTTATGGTATTCCACATGGGAATCATTGAGAAAAGTTCCGAGCATGAAAGCATCGCGATCGATAGGCTGCATGAATTGAATGAGAAGTATCAAGCACAGATGGACTCCAACCTCGTGATTATAAGCGCGACTAAGGAGGCACTTGATTCGTTTATCATCCAAGACCAGCAGCAGTTCGTCATCGAACAGGAACGCATCGACAAGGCACAAAAAATTGTTTCACGAATACCAAAAATGTCAAATGACTCACTTAAAACACTTTACGTTAACTCTTGGAATTATCTTCTCAATGAGTATCGCGGCGGTCGTTTACGCCCAGCCAACTAGCCCACAGCTCCCCCGTGAGGCTCAGGAGGTAATCTCCGCAGCAGCCGAAACCATCCGTCAGGACAAGGTAACCATTGAGTCCCGTTCAGAGCGGATTAGAATGATGCGTGACCAAATCAATGCTTCACAGCAGGCGTTAGACCTTGCACTGAAAAACGGAAGCCTATGCGAGGAGGTTCGTCAGAATCAATTAGCAGAAATTAAGTTTCTCAAGTCCTCATACAACGATATGAAACATGAGATGAAGAAAGAGCGCAGAAGAAAAATATTTTGGAAATGTACAACGATCGTTCTGGGTGGGACGTCGTTGTATTTCTTGTTGTTATAGTTGTTTATGTGTTTAAGTTGTTGAAAAAAAAAGGGAGACCAAACGTGGCCTCCCTTTTTTGATTCAATAGGTTTAAGTCTATCGGGTAATGAGAATGCTCGCTGAGTTATTCTCCGGATGGTAATCA